TGTGATGTGATAGGCGTCCCCCCCCACCGAAGATTTCGGGGACTCATTCCAGATTCTAAATGTCCGTAGACTGCCAATGTTAGGGCTGGACCCCGGCAAAGCGTTTACCACCACACATTAATTTATCATTGAAGGTTACGACTAATGAGATATTTTTATGTTTTAATTTCGCGTAACAAAGAAGAAATATTTATTGGTGTTTTGGTATGTGTGGTGGTGATGTGTTGACAACAACTAGTAGGCAGCAGCGTCAAGTTGGTAGCAGACCACGTCTACTACATTGACGGCGCCAGTAAGAGTGCCCGCCGAGAAAACCATAGTCGCGGGAGCACTGGTACTGGTCTTAAGCACAGCAAACTCAATAAAACCGCGCGATAGCGTAGGCGTGGTGCCACCCAACGTGGAAGTGTTGAAAGTGGCACCACTAGCGATCGGAGCGGTCGTGCAATTGGTAAGCGTGGGGTTGACAAAGGAAAAACCGGTAAAGGTGGTGACAGCGCGCACACAAATATAGAACTGAAAGTACCCAGACGACGCAGCACTGAGTGAAATAGTATTATTCACAAAAGTGATGGTGTCTGCAAGTGCTCCCTCCTTATTTGATGTTCCATTAAACAACGTGGTCCCAGTGATGGAACCAGCATTGTCAAGAATGAAAGCTGAAAGCGTGCTTGTGCCAGAAGTGACGTCAGAGGCTATCAAGGGCTTCTTGAGTTCAACCTCATAAGTAACCCACAAATCACCAACAACTTGGTTGGCGGTTTGCATGCCACTGACGGCAACAAAGGTAGTACCCAGATTGTACAACATTGCATCACCGCCCGGAATAAATCCATTCGTGACGTAATGCAAATTGTACGGGTTCTCCTTAGGGTCGCACTCAATGGGATGGCATACCGCCTCATAGGGCACAGTTTCAGTGCTCCAATACTCATTCAACAGTTCACGTTTAGTGCCTGGTGGCGCATCACCTGCGCGGTAAGTAGTTTGGAACATGACTGAACCCAAGGCAGCATTAGTGCTGCTAACGGCGGTACCACTAGTTGGAACATAGTGGTAAACCATCCCCTTCATCCGATACTCCTGGAAATGCTGGGCAATCTGCGACAACCAAGGAAACAGATCCCTGTTACCTGGGTTAATGTCGTAGTTGTGACGCACCGTAAAGGTGGTATTGCCCTGGATTTCACCAATGAATTCCTTGTGTCGCACAACGATGGTCTGATCATCCTTATGCATCATAGGAACCGAATTGCGAGCGCTGGATACAAGTGAGTTAGCGGAAACGGTGTAATCACCACTCCCAAGCCACTTGCTAACACCAGCGCCGAAATCTTTACCGGCCTGCCCCAAGGGCATGCCAACAAGGGATCCAAGGGCATTGCCTCCCATGTATCCGAGGCCGCGAAGTGCAGCCCCCAAGCGAGTTAACTCGTCTTGCTTGGTTTGCTTCTTGCGGGTCGTTCCCGCATTCTGTCTCTTTTTGTTCTTAGATTTGGCCATATTAATACTAACAATCAATATTAAACCCGGGTGATAACCTCAACTGAGACCTATAAATAGGCGGCTCAAAGTTAACGTCCAGTACAGCCGTTCTAAGGTAGTCCTCGAAGACAACTTGCAAATCAGGTGTGACACCAAACGCATAATAATACGATACACGAGCTCGGGCGTCAATATTGGTGCCTTCACGAACACCTTTCATTGCAGTAAGTTGCGAGCGATTTTTAAACACCTCGTCTATAAGGCGCCCACAGTTTACACCGTGTTTCTTGAATACATCGTAGAAAGCATGAGCCACGGGTACGCCAGAACACAAAATGGTCCCGCACGTACCAACAGCATCAAGCCATTTACGGTACACTTTCGCGTTGGGAAGGGGAATAAGGCACATAGGGTCCTTACGCAGCATAGCTGGTAAGTTCCGGACCATACGCCAACCGGTGGCTAGTTGGACTGGCCGAGTTTGACAAAACTCAACCTGTTCAAACTCATCCACCGTCTCCTCAAGAACCATGGCAAAACCACGGAGCTTAAAGAAGGAGCAAAGGCTAGAGCGGAACAAGGGCTCATCGCGCCTCTCCATAAAAACAACACAGTCATCACCATTATTGGCAAGCTCAATTTGAATGCCAAGGTTCTGACAGTAGGCCCAGACAATGGAACACATCAATATGCAGTTCCCAAGAGAGGTGTTTAAATCACCTGAACTCCTGGTTCCATGCATTTCAAACTTGATGGTTCCATCAGCCGCATAGGCAGTTCCACGATTGTGGAGTTGCCAACGCAGCAACCTACGCAACCGCAAGTCCCCGGGAAACTTAGCGGTGTAAAATGAATGCTCGTATTTCAACGCGCATACACTAACGTGCATGTCGAATTTAGTAGCATCAAGGCCAATGGCAACAGGGTCTCTAAACCGCGACCATTTCTGAAAAAGAATGGACGCGGATGCATCAGCATTATAGCCCTTGATTACCGTGGCAGGTGTGAGTGCCCCAAAGGCAAAATTAATTGCCTTAAAATAGGAGTGCTCAGCACGCTTGATGTACCTTCCCAATTCAAGATTATATCGCTTACTCCGCGGGTTAATTACCCTCGGAGGCTTCGACACATCAACTTTCTCAAACTTACTAAACGACGTCAACAGCGAATCCGCCTTAGTCAACGGATTGCGTTGGAGTGACAACATTGCCTGAGCATAACTTTTGTACTTTGCACCGCGGTAAGAATCAACAACTTGTTGTCTTGTTAACACGGGGAAAGACTCGAGTTTGCCAAGCACGAGTGACCGAAATGTCACAAAGTGTTCAGATTTATAGCTTGAGGGACCAACCTTGAATGCGGGCCGAAAATGATCGCCATCCTTACAAAGGAAATAACGCTCAATCAAGGCCCGTTCTATGGTGTCCACATTGTTATTATAAACCCCCAGGTTGTGGTCTGGGGTAAAACCAGCAGTAACAAAGAATCTGCGGGTTTTTGCGGTCATCCCATTACGGCGCACGCACAACCTGCCCCTACACTCTAACTCGACCTGGCGCCGCAAAGCGTCAGTGGTTTCGGTGTTGGAACCGTGCACCGTAATTGGGCGCCCTCAGCAAGCTGCCAAGGGTGCAGCATCAGGTTTGGACAAACCAAACACTGAGTGCACCCAGGCAGGCAAGCGCTTGCGAGTACGCCCAATTCTGTCAAGAACATCCTCATTAAAGAAGGCGTTCAAGACAAATTGTTCATGGGATGCCGCGTCCAAATGCCGAACATTACGCTTCCGACACAACTCGTAATATTTGCGTTGAACTAACAACACATTAGCCTCATTATAAGGCATACTACCGAGATGATAGCGTATGCTCAGCACGGACGCTGCGGCAAAACGGGGGATAATTTGAGCACGCCGGGGCACAAAATCAAAAGTCACTGGATTCACTCCTATCCGGTCAAAGTACTCATCCCATTGTTTCTCAGTGCGAGTAACTCCGTTATTAGCCGCACGAAGGCTATCATAGCCAGTTAAGTGGTATTCATCGTCACGAGCCGTGGCTACAATGGCAGACTCCATTGCATCACAACTGTGAGAGTAACCCATTTGCCAGCGCATGGATTCTCGAATTGTCTGGCGAATGTGTTGGTCTTGTCGGAAAGACTCAACATCACTTGCACAACCGCAGAACCCAAGCACTGCAAACGCTACACTTTGCTTTACCCTGGCCCACCAATTTGGCTCAGGGTCGCTAACTCCAGCAAGAAATATCGGCTTATCGTGAATTGTAACCATTATAACGAACCAGAAAAATAGCTCTTTGCCCGACAAAGGGTGCCTGAGTGCGAGACGGCTCTCGGGGAATTATACGGTATTCCCAAACCTCCAGGTAATCAACGTCCCCCCGGAGGACGTCAGTGGTGGCAGTTGCTAACCTACCCGACGCTCGAAAACCACTGAAGGACAAATGCCCAGGTGCCACCCCTTTAACAGCCGCAGGTAGGCACACTTTTGTATCTCTAAGAGCCCAGAGCCTCGGCATACGCGACTGGGTAAACTCCACAAGTG